TCTGTAGCTGCTGAATTTGCTACAGATGTTTGAAGGCTTACAGTTACTGATAATGTTTCTACTTGATTAAAATTAGAAACATAAGGTATTTCAATTGTTACATTTCTAATGTCTTTAGGATTGATTGTATAAGAAATCCCAGTACTTTGTCTATAGTAAGTTCTAAATGTACCTCTTGGTAGGTTACCAAAAGTACCGTCACTAAAAGACAAGCTAACTTTGTCTTCAGCTTTTGTAATAACAGAATAAATGTTTCTTATAGATTTTTTTAGACTGTTATAGATTGTATTGTTGCCTTCTAAAGACGAAATTTTAGCCCAATATTCCGACTCTTGGCCCTGACTATCAAGTTTGTATAACCAGACGTCATCATTATTAATATTAATTGCATCAATATCAACAATTTCGTTCGTGCTAGGCTGGTCAATGGTAAATGTGCCTTGATTTAAAATGCCCTGACGGAAATGTATAAAGAATCCAGTATTAGTGCTACCGTTTCCTTTTCCGTCATTTCGGTAGATAAATGCCAGTCTATTTCCTACAGCAGGTGGTTCTTCATACAAATAAGTCTGATCCTTAAATGTTGTTGATACAATTTCAAAAGGTAAATTCCTGCCGTCTACTGATTTGTTAAATCCATAAACAGGAACATCAAGATTGCTGGCTTGAAAACGATATTGTTCTGTAGGAATACCGTAAATTTCATTTTTATCGTCTGGATTACCAAATTGACGATTAACTGGCAATGCTGCATTAATTACTTTAATAAATTGATCGTACCAATTGGCATTTGAAGGATCGTTCCACGATACTGTCTGTCCTGAAAGATTTCTTCCGTTAGAATCGTATATAATTTGCGTGGTAGAAACTGTAGTAAACTTTAATAATCCGCTAGCTGCAATATTTCGCTTGGCATTATAGCTTAATAGACGGGCAAGACGTATAATACTTTCTCTACGTTCAGATAACTCTAAAAAGTTATCTCTAGCATTCATGTCAATACGGAATGCAATACTTTGTCCAAGGAATGCGATAAGATCAATTAGAGCAAGATATTCGCTAGATTCAATGTAATCGTTAAAATCTTCAGGATAATTTTCACGGATATACTGAACCATTACCCTACGTAGGTTCTCAAAGTCGTAGCTTTGAAAGTCTGCATTGCGGAAACTTTGGTAGATGCGTTTCCAATCTTCCGCTACTAGTAATCTATTTTGTCTATCAGTTGTTGACATACGCCTTCCCAATTATTGAGTATTTAGCGTATATTATTATGTGTGTAGTTAATTATTAAGCAATTAAACCGTTATCTTGATCGAATTTAAACTGTATTGACTCTTGTATGTTGTAAGGAAAATAAACTAAGGTACACTCAACTTGTAAACCTGTTTCGTAAGGTGTTACTATAATTTTTTCTGCACGTACTCTGGGATCATAGTTAATAACTGTTTCTACATCTTTTGTAATCATTTCTACCATTTCATTTGTTAACGGTTCAAAGATAACGTCCCAAATAATAGTTCCAAATGTAGGTTGCTCTAATCTTTCGCCCAATCGTATGTGAAAATGATTTATAATATCCTGTTTGATTAAGAATAAATCATACAGCGCAAAGCTCTCAGTAGCCGTAGATACTGTGCTAAAACCTTTGTAAGTCTTAGATCCTGTAATAACTTGCTGTTGAATAGAACCTCTTAATGTGATTCTATCATATAGTTGAGAACTTGTTGCCATACTTTATTTAACCTTGTTGAGACGGGCCAACTTTAGAGAACGTATCAGTTGATGTAGAATATGTTCTCCAAGCGCCTGCTGGTTCTTTCATATCTAATGTAAAATCGCCTTGTGCGTTTAATTCTTCGCCGTCTGTAGACTCGTACCTACCTTCTTTATCTCTATCAAGTTTGTCTGGCTTGTAGTTTAACGGATCTAAATTTTCATGGTGCGGATAAGGTTCTGGTGTAGGCATTCTACGCACAATAGATTCAGTACTAGTTAAATCTTGCCATTTATCTTGTCCTGGCAAATCAACAATTGTATGAAGTTTTAATCTTTGAGGTAATCCAGCTTCTTCAGCAGCTGCCGCATCAGGTCCCCCGGAGGCAGCTGCTGCAATAGCAGCAACACTTGCATTGCTAGTACCACCTGTACTATCAGGGCTATATAAAAGTTGAGGAGCATCAATAATGTTGCTGTTGCCAGATTTAACTTGTGTGTTAGTACTAGCAGTAAATTTATTATCACCTGTGGTATTAATATCTAGACCGCCGCCAGTTGTAAGTTTTCTGTGTCCAGTAACTGTGTGATCAAATGTACCGTTGTGCGTTATTCTGATGTTACCATTTACAATAACATCAGTGTTACCGCCTGTGGTTGTTTTAACTGTGCCGCTTTGTGTGACAAAGTTTTCAATTACACTATTATAAACAGTATGACGGAAGTCTTTTTCATATAACTTATCTACTTGTTGTTTAACATGATGTTTGTAATTTTGATCGTATAGTTTATCTACATCTTGTTTAACGTGTTGTTTGTAATTTTGTTCAAATGTTTCGTCTACATCTTTTTTAATTTGGATTTTTTGATTACCGTCAACAATTAAAATTTGATCTCCAATAACATGGGTGTGCTTTTCACCTTTAACTTTTGTATTAAAGTTTCTACCTGCTTCCATGTTGATATCGCGGTCTGCATAAAAATTAAAGTCTTGCTTGGTCCTAAAGCTAATACTATCTTCTGCATAGACTTCCATTTTACCATCACTGGTAAGTTCAATCCATGCTGTGCCGCGGCTGTTACTAATATAAATCAAATCTTCACTATTATGCATTAAAATTTGATGCCCTGTACGTGTACGCAGTCTAATTAGTTCATTGTGCAAGATATCTTTTATACCTGACTCACCTTGTTCAACTGCACCGTATTCTGGCGGACCTTCGTGTGCTTTAGTTTTACGCAGAAACTTGTCGTCACCGTCATCCATGACAAAACTTGAGCCGCCTAATCGACTAACATAAGCATTAGGAATCTTATGTTCGTGTTTTCCTACTTTTCCTTGTTTGCCTGTTTTATCTACCGGGCCAGGAGTACTGATGCCAAATACCATGCTAGGTACTTCTCGACGAGCACTTGAGGTTGTAATGCCTCTAATGTCGTCTTTTAACAATCCTTGTGCTTCTAACTTTTTAGCACTTGGATGTTCAGGTTTTAATTTTTTAGTAGTGTCAGATTGCGTTTCACTGTGTATAATTTTATTATATTCAGTAACTGGTACTCTAGTTTTTTCAGTATCAGTTTCTCTACTGCTGTCAACAACATACTGTGTAGCAGCATATCCCGGCAGGCTAAAATTTATATCTTCGTTTTGTACACAACCAAACCAAAAACCTTTTCTAGTATCGCCGCCAATGAAAATACAAGCAACAATTTGTCCTACATCAGGCGGAACAAACCACATGCCGTAGGACTTCTGTGTATTATTATGAGTATCCGGATCTTCACTTACATAATCAATGCTAGTAGATCCGTAGAAAGGATTAAGATACTTTACAGTCCTTAATTGTCCTTCACGATCCTCGTCATTACCTGATTCAAGTAAGAGTTGTACTTCAAGTGTTCCCATATAACTAGGATCAAGATGACTAACAACTTTTGCAAGAAACGGTCCTGCGTCGGGTGTAGTGGCGTTTGCGCCTTTTCTAAAATTTTCTGCCATAGTTTATTTGATTTAAGGATCTGGTGGTTGATCCGGCATAGGATTCTTATCAGGATAGTTACCAGATGACGGAGTAGATACAGCTGACGGTTGTCCTGGAATTCTATACAATGTTATTCGTTGGGTAAATTTACCTCTGTTAAATGTGCTTTCAACTTCTTGGACCCTGTACTTACCTGTAAACTCTCTTACAATTTTTCCACCAGCAAAGTCATAAAATCCAGTGTCAGTATTAGCATCTTCTGGAGTTCTAAAAGTTACTTTTACAATAATCTGCCCTTCTTGCCAGTTCATTGAGCCTTCTGAATTGATAGGACCGCTTCCTGGAATTGTAAAGTTGCCCATACCACTATTTCCTATGAAGTACGGGTCTCCTAGTATAGTTAAATCAAGCTTCATTAAGTCGTTACCATTAGTGGCCAAATCGTGAAACTGTCTAGCTGCTTGGGTTGCATAGTCGTCAGGTACGCCAGCGCCGCCAAATTTAGCTGTTGAAGTTCCTGTTTTATCTCTACGAACTACTTCTGCACCAGTTCCGCCCGATGGTTGCTCCGATGGTGGAGATCCACCAGCCGGAGGTGGTACAGCATTTCCAGTAGCAGGAGATAGC